AGACCAATGAATATCGTATTAGCACTGATGCTAATGGTGCTAACAGTTATGGTACAAGTATCTTTACCGGTGATCCCGTAATTTGGAATCCAGTTGCTGCTAATAGTGGTGGTGGAACTATTGCTAGATATGGATTTAATACAGACGGTAATGTTGCTACTAATGCGGTAGGGGTGCTTGGTGTATTCCAAGGATGTGAATATACATTACCTACTGGGGTTTTAGTAAAAGCTTCTTATTGGCCTGCCGCAACAGCGGTACAAGCAGGTAGCGCAATCAAAGCGTTCGTAATTGATGATCCCGATGTAGTTTATGATATCCAGGTATCTACCTGGACTAACGTATTGAATGATGCTCGATTCACTAAAGCTTTAGTAGGACAAAATTTCGGTTTTGGCCTTGGTGGTGGCGGCGCTAATCTTATTCCTAATAATCCCGCAGAAGGAAGTACTAGAACTGGCCAATCAGCAGTTTATCTAGCTCATACATTTACAGCTAATGATATTGTGCATACTACCGTTACACTACCTTTGAAAGTAATCGGTTATACCAATGACCCTGATAATTTGAGCAATCCAATTAGTTATGTCGCAGATCCAACTACTTCGCCATTCTTAAATGTTATGGTTCAACTAAATAACCATACATATAGAGCTGGTTCTTTAGGTGTTGTAGCTGCTTAATTTAAAAAAAGGAAAATAATATGATTAATACCGGACAAATCGCTCAGTTATTACGCCCTGGTTTAAAGGCAGTTTTTGGGCAATATCCTACATATCCTGAACAATGGACAGAGATATTTAAAACTTACCAATCTGATAAATATCAGGAAATAGAAGTTGAGATGAAGTATCTTGGCGCAGCTGATATTAAGCCAGAAGGTCAACCGATTGCTACTGATTCAATGGGACAAAGAATTGTAACAAACTACATTCATAAAAGAGTTGGTTTAAGTTTTACAATTACCAAAGAAGCTGTTGAAGATAATCTTTATCAAAACCAGTTTCCACAGCAAGCTGTTTCACTTAGAAACTCTTTAAGGGTTACTAAAAACATTTTAGGGGCTAATGTATTAAATAATGCTTTTAATGCTGCTTATCCGATCGGGGATGGTCAGCCTGTATGTTCTTTAGCTCATCCAATTGACGGTGGACAATTCTCTAATGCCTTTGGTGGTGGTGGTCCTAACGTTGATTTTAGTGAGGCTGGTGTAGAACAATCCCTACTCTTGATTCAAAAGTTTCCAATGCAAAGCGGAATCTTGTCTCAAACTATGGCAAGAAAATTGATTTTACCTAGAGAGCTACAGTTCGCGGCTTCCAGGCTACTTAATTCTGCCTTCCGTGTTGATGTAGCTAACAATGATATAAATGCTTTATATCATAATGATTACATTCCTGATGGCTACAAAATCAATCAGTACCTAACTTCAGCTACTGCATGGTTTATTATTACTGATGCAGAAGACGGTTTGAAGCATTTCCAAAGAACACCTGTTGAAACTGATACTTACGTAGATTATCCAACCGATAATGTTATGGCGAAAGCTACAGAACGTTACTCTTTTGGTGTATCTAATCCACGTGGTATTTTTGGTTCACCTGGCGTTTAATAAATAGAAGTTTAGGCTACCATTTTATTGATCAATGGTAGCCTAATAAAAAATGGATTAATTGATGTCTAGATATTTAAAATATATTTTTCCTACTGGTAATACATCAGATGTTTGTTTGCTTCAAAATACTGCTGGAGAGCAAAATCTTGTTTTAAACGGTAATCTTAGTAATCAAGTTGTAGGGCAAGTATCATTTATTGATCGTGGATATAGCAGATCCATTTCTCTTACCTCAGCTAATGATCTATCAGCAGCTACTTTTACTATTAGTGGTACTCAGAATGGGGTATTTGTAACCGAAAATGTAACGGGTCCTAATGATGAGACTGTTTATTCTATGTTAGACTATGATGTAATTACATCTATTATTGTAGATGGAGCTGTGAACGCTGTTAGTGTGGGGAGTGGTCATAGCGGATTTTTTCGATTGATAGCTCCAGAACTTACTGCCCTTACTTTAAATTTCAATTTTAGCTTAGGAGCTAAATTAGCAGAGGATATTATTACTACAACGGTATATCAAACTTTAGATGATATATTTCAGAATGGACAAACTTTTGCCAATATTGTAGCAAATAATGTAGGAACTTTAGGTGTTGCAGTGCCCACTGGGGCGCACCCGTATTTTATATATACGTTTCCCTCAGGGCTTCAAGCAAGTAAATATATATTAATACGACTCACTGGAAGTGTTGACACTATTGCTAACGAAGAAACTTTAATATTTTTGCAAGTTGTACCTCATTAGTGCTTTATTTTTATACAGCAATAATAATTAATATGAATTATTTAAAAACGGATTAATTAATGTCGACATTCTTAAAATATATTTTTCCAGCTGCTAATACACAAGATGTATGTTTAATTCAAGATGCAACTGGTCCGGTAAATCTTGTTCTTAATGGGAATTTAGCAAATCCTACTTATACGGGAACTTATACTAGTATTTCTTTTATTGCGCAAGGTTATAGTCGTCAAGTTTCTTTTACTTCTACAAACGATCTATCGGGGGCTATCTTTACAATTGGTGGGACTCAGAATGGGGTATTTGTAATCGAAGATGTAACTGGTCCTAATGCTGACACTGTTTATTCGGTAAATGTTTATGACATAATTTCATTTGTTTCAGTTGATACTCCTATAACAGGGATTAAGGTTGGAACAGGTTATAATGGATTTTTCCCATTATTATTACCAAATATTAATACTCCAACTTTTTTAAACTATAATTTTAGTGTAGGAAGTAATCTTAACACTAATGTAATAGGTACTACAATATACGGGACTCTTGAGGACCTAACCACAATTGGACGTAGTTTTATAGATATTATAAATAATAATGTTAGTACTTTATATGAAATCAAAGCATTTGGGAACGAGGCGGCTTATATCTATCAATTTCCAAGTAGTTTATATCTGTTTAGTACTATTTTAGTACAATTAACCGGTACCACTAGTACTCTGGGGAATAGTACTACTCTAATATTTAGACAACTTTTACAAAGTTAAGGAGATAATATGGCACATAGTAGAGCAAAAAGAGAAGTCATGGGAAAAATGACTAAAAAAAAGGAAGGAGGATCAGCTTCTGGTGAGAAATGGATTCAAAATGCTATTAACCCGAAAACCAAAGGGGCTCTCCATAAAACTTTAGGAGTTCCTGAAGGAAAAAAAATCCCAGAGAAAAAACTAGAAAAAGCTGAGCATTCTAAAAATCCTTTAACTAGAAAAAGAGCTATTTTTGCTGAAACATTAAAAAGTTTTAGACATAAAAAATAGTCTTTGTTTAACTTTTAATGAGTAATATTTGAATGCTACCTACTTCTGGAACTTTTAATTTTCAATCTATTCAAATTGAGCTTATTATTAGAGAAGCCTTTGAAAGAATAGGTATTTTAGGGGAATTTGTAGAACCTCAAAAGTTAGATTCGGCAAAAAGAAGTATCGATCTTTTGCTTTTAGAGTGGATGAATAAAAGTATAAATCTTTGGAATCTTGAATCTAGCTATCTACCACTTGTAACTTCTCAAGGGCAATATACATTACCCGTTACCGTTAGCAATATCATTCAGGTAAATCTTAGGACATCCACACGTCGATTAGCAGGGATTCCTGCTTCTAGTAATGGTGGTAATCCAGCATTTGCATTTGACGGAAACCCAGCAACGGCCTGTACTCAAAATGCTCAGGACGGTAATATCTCCTATGATTATGGAGTTGGAACAACTCAACAAATTAACTTTGTTGGTATTCAATCTAATTCTACTACCTTATACACAATTTTTGTGGAGAGTTCTGTAGATAACGCTAATTGGACATCTTTGTTGATAATACCTCCGCAAACTTTTATTACCGGAGTTAATGTATGGTTTGATGTTCCTGCTCCTATTGACGCGAGAGCCTATCGTATAAGAGAAACTGGTGGAGCAACACTCAATATTCAAGAAATTTATTTTAATAATAATATTCTTGATATACCGATAAGTGATGTAAGTAGATATGAATATCTGACTTATCCTAATAAGAGATTACAAGGTCGTCCAAGCATTTATTATTTAGATCGTCAAATTACCCCTGTTCTTAATTTGTGGCCAGTTCCTTCTAATCAATATAATTGCCTGCAATATTCATATAAGAAAATGATCCAGGATGCAGGAACTCTATATACTAATACCTTACAGATTCCGTCACGTTTTTATCCAGCTTTAATATGGGGCTTAAGTTATCAACTTGCCTTAAAATATAACCCTCAGCAAGCTGGACCATTTAAAAGCGAATATGAGCAATCATTTACTCTTGCCGTAATAGAGGATTCAGAGAGTACGGATATGAGTATCCGAGGCGAGAGCGATTACGGCGAGGTATACTAGATGAGCTGGGTTAATCGCTGGAAAGGTAAAAA